ATTTTATCCTGTGTGGACATCTGGTGATCCTTGGGCAGTACTTGGACCACAATGAGCGCCGCCGAGAGGGGGACACAAAGCATCCGCACCGGCTGGATCTGGTGCATGATGTACTACTAAAATATTATGACAAAATACTTTATTACTAGTTGCACCCAATGGGCCGCCTCCGTGTGAATTTGGATCACCATCAACTGAAACTAATAAATTATTTGCTTTAACAGTGGAATTTCCTGCAACTACTGTTGTGGCTCCACATGCCCTTGCATCTGTATCTCTATGTATTGGTATCGTCATAACATTATTTATTACTTAATAAGGCCTGCTTTTGGAGATGTTATAATACCTGTTGTCGCTTTAGTATATTCTTGTGTTACTGCATCCTGCGATTCTGCCATCGCAATAACGTTACGTTCATGCACATTAATTATAAGTTTATTTGCATCTGCTGTCATCATATATGGAGCAAGTCCCATACCTTGCGGAGTTACTGATAATACTACTGGTTTTATAAACACATAAAAATCATCTTTAGATTTACCAAGTTTAGTAACAACTTCTTCGCCCGATATTAACTTAACACTTACAATCTCATTTTCTTTAAATTTATTTGTTTTTAACATTTTTTACTCCCATGAATCATCATCAACTGTATACAATGAATATTTTGCTGTTAATTCATCACCTATGTTAATGTTATTTTGTGTTACTAAATATTTAACTTTTATTTGGTGCCAGAATCCATTGAATACAACACAATTGGGTTCATCTGAATGATTATAAAAAGCACCCAATGCTGTTCTTATATACCCATGTGGAAAATTTTTATTTGCGATATGCACAATTCCTAATACAGTATCTGATTTAAACTCCTTTGTTGCTACTACGCCTAAACCATCTATACCGCTATCTTTAATAGTTAATCCGTCTGGCAATGGTCTATACATTATAAATCGCCTTCCTTGCGATTTTCGCTATGCCAAACATCAAACTTACCGTCGGGATATCGTTCTTGTAATTTCTTTACATTCTCTGCAACTACTTCATTTGGGTCCAAATTAAGAGCCCTGCAACTGCTAATCCAATACCACATAATATCGCCCAATTCGCGTTTAAGATGAAATACATCCATAGGCTTGCCTTGAAAAATACACTTCTTAACGATCTCACTAACCTCGCCTCCCTCGCTTGATAATCCAATTGCCCCTGTTAACAGTAATGCCATGTTAATGCCTTCTTTTTCTAAATCAGACATTCGTTGCACCATTAGTGCTAATTCATTGCTCTCAACCGAAGTTACTGCTTCTACAAAATCTTGATACTTATTTAAGTCTACATTGGCGGCCATATTTTATCCTCTTTATAACATATTGCTTTACCTTGTAAGAGATAGAATGCACTGCAATCTTTATTCATAACATACGATAATGCATGATCAGCGGTTGTCTTATCGGTTTCAATATATGAGATTACATCCGCTCCTGTTTTAATCCACGATGCTACTTCAACTATAGGCGGCAATGCGGCACAACCCATACAAGGTAGGCATACTAAAAATACACCAAACTGTTTCATTTTTAACTTTTGTTTAATTATAACTTAATAACGAAAAGATGTCAAGACTTAAAAACGTTTATTAATAAATCTAATATGCCCTGATACGGGTCTTGTATTACTGTATGTTATAAAACCAAAATACTGTTTATATGTTGCACTAGTCGAATCATCATCTGCCCAAAATACTTGTGTATCTGCTGTAACCGCCGCGTCCATTTCAACAGTTGTATTACGTGAAACAAGTGCTACGCTTGGCGTCACGCCATATTTTGTGTTAAACGCGGCATCCGATAATGCTGATGTGCCAGCATACTCATTAGTAATAACTGGGTCACCATAAATTGTTACTATTGGTGAAACTATAACACCTAAGTCAAAATCTGCACCAACTGCAAAACTAATTGCACCAGTTGCATTCATAATGTCCATTTCATTCCACTGGTCTAGTATCAATGCGTGACCATAAACATTAGTTCCATCAGCAAGCATAGGCATACTAACAGTTGCTTTACCTGTTCTTACAACATGATAAGTTACTGGGCCGGCGTCATACCACTCAACAACATAATCCATCTCAAGATTTCTTGTTCCGGAAGTATTATAATAAACACCACCTATATTAACTTGATTTGTTGTTGAACTTGAACCTAAAAGACGCATTGTTTGCGTACCTCTTACTTGGTTGCCGGCCGATCCTGAAACATTTGTTGGTCTACATTCTCTAAGTAATGGATTTCCAATTGCTATATTTGACCATAGATCGCCAGCATTATTTTCTGTAACAATCTTAATATTTGATCTTAAATGTGATAATTCTCTAGTTGGTGTGGAACCTTCCATAAGCCACGAATGGTTAAGAAACTTTGCCATATTACTTGCCGCTACATGACTTCGTGTGCTAAATCCTAAATCACTATCAAATGTATATGATGGTATTGCACTTTCTGCTGTACTATTACCATCTGTATCATCACCAAATCTTGCAATGCCTTTACCACCTGTTAAACTGCTATTACTATAATAGGCTATTCCTTCTGTAACAAATGCGGCATTGATTGCATTGCTTGCTGATGTGATCCATTCTTGCAACCAAGTTTTAACAGTCTTGGCGGCCGCGTTAGTATAACTCGTATCAGTTATTTGAGCATTATTAAGACCAATAACGCCTTCGCCAGTTGATTCGTCAAAATATAATTGATCAACAGATAGTTTCAAAGTTAAGTCAGTTAAACTGCCACTGCTAAGATTAAAATTTGCATTAAATGCACTGATAAGATTTGTTTCTAAATCTTTCTTATTTAAGTATACAACATATACGATGTCATTTGATACTAAGGCTTCAACTAAATTTAACTGATTAGTGCCACTGATATTATAATCACCAATAACAATTGGTACACCATCTGGATCGCCCGGTAATAATTTTTTATGACTATAATTTGCTGGAGAGTATTTGTAAATTTTTAATGTTTGGTCATTAATACCAGTTTCCAATGTAATTGAGGCGCCGGCTAATGCACTAAGTCCTGAATGTATTTTTTCAACTGTAAACGGGCCTACACCTGTTTCGTTATCAATAATAGAACGCTTTACTGTAAACTCAATAATATTATCAGTAAGCAAAGAATTAACATGGTTATACCCACCGTTAACATTTCCTACTTGAACTGTTTTATTATGAATACCACCTAATGCATCGGCTGTATCGTTGCCAATAAATAATTCACGAGTGTCAGTAGTTAATCCAATTTCCCCCGGCTTTAAAGGAAGCGGAAGATCACGGTGTAACCCGCGGCGTTGTTGCATTCTAGTTATTTTTGCCACAGCATAAATCTCCAGTATTACTTAATATTAGTATTTATCATAAACCTTGTAATATTCTTTTAGTTTATCAAGCCACTTACTAATATATTCATCAAACTCATCTTGTTCAATAGTAAATTCTAAATACTTTCCTTCATGTGTAACCATCATAATAACAACTGTTTTTATATCTGTGCCAAATAATTCATTATGTGCCATAGCATATGCTGAACCTTGTAAAAAATAATCCTCGATCCATTCTCGTTTTTTTACTGAACGAGATGTTTTAAAATCTATAATGGCGGGTTTATCTTTCCAAAGTCCTACACAATCTGTAGTACCTGCATAAAGTTCGGGAGAATATAATGATGCTTCTAATCCCCATACTTCATTAACATTTACAAGGCCATTTTCAATAACTACGTCTGCTAATTTAGATGCTATTTGTCTAAGTAAATTTGTGCCGCCAGGACGCTCTATACCTAAACAATGATTTTCTAAATGTTTATGTGTTGCTGTACCTAAATTTCCGGCTTCTACTAAAATACGTTGTGCTTCTTCTGCTCCGACACGAGCTCTCCAAGCATTAATGCCAGACATATCTTTCATGCGGCCAAGGATAGTCGTTACAGAAGGTACCTTTGCATTTCCTGTATCATAAAGACGTTCGCCATCTTTATCTGTTCGTTTTAATTTGGGATATTCGTATAATTTGTTTATTAATGACATTCTTATAGTATACTACAAGAAATATCATTTGTCAATAGCCTATTTACCAAGTAACATGCCATTTAAAAGTAGTATTGGATGTCGAGGCATTCTTCTGCCTAATAATTGTATAACCTAAATCTACAAAGTTTTTAATTATTTCTGCCATTTGCTGTGTGTATGTTGTATCGATAGCAGTTGCTTGCCATACATTATAATATGTTTTACTTACATCTGTTGCATTTGTTATGCTTGCGGTAATACCAACATCTGATAAAATTGTGCCGGACCCGGCGGCAATTGTTAATGCAAAATTATTATTATCGCTTGAAATTTTTAATGTGCCGGCGACTGATGTTTTACTTGCTGTAATACCTGTTAGTGCTAAAGTATTAATATCATCTACTAATGAATTAAGTGTTGTTCCACTAGCAGTAACCGTAGTACTATTAATAGTAAAAGTATCTGCGGCTGTTATTGTTGGATTATTAATTGTTCCTGTAACGGAAATAGCAGGGGTACTCATTGTCATTACAGTGCCGTCGGAAACCGTTGCGTTTAGTAAACTATTACTAACCGCTGTTAAAATCGCTTCCTCAATTACGCGGACTTCCCTAAGTATAACAAGATTTCCTTGTCCTTGTAACTTAGCGTCGGCGGCACTAATCATTATATTGTTAACAGCCATTTCCTCTCCTAAGTAAGTGGATTAGCACTATCTGCCGCTTGTGCAACGGTATCTTGTGCTTGATCGGCATCTGTTGTAGCATCTGGTAAATTCTCTACTTTTAATGTTATCATTTCTACTGTAGCAGTATTTACTAAATCTGGCATATCATTAAGTGTATCAATTAATAATATTTTATCTATATCTATACCATTGTCGTGTAACTTCTTAATAACAAATTCCGTTTCAATTTCAGTTATGCCTTGATTTTTCATCATGAACAATAGATCGCCAATTTCTGATTTAATTATATCAGCATTGGATCCTTGATCTTCACTAAAAAAAATCTCAGCAAGTTTCATTACTTTTCTTCTCTACCTAGTGGTGACTCTGCTGGGCCTGCAACTTCATCGGCGCCGCCCATCATATCTTGAGTATCTTCTGCTGGAACTTCGCCTGGTATTTCTGCGGCAGGTTCCTCTTCGGGCATCCCAGGCATTTCTGGTTCTGCACCCATATCTGGAGCAGGAACTTCGCCACCTTGTAATGCTAATACTTGATCACCCATTGCATCTTTAACGCCTATAATAGCGTCTAGAGCAGATTGTAATTGTCCTTTTGCTGTATCATTAAAAGACTGTGCCTGTTGCTGACCTAAGTTATACTTAATCTCATCAACTAGTGGCATCAATGCCTTTGTTTGAAGTTCTGCTAAATCTTCTGCCATAGCAGTAAGTTTATCAACCATATCCTGTGCGGCCAAAAGAATTTGAGCATTTTCAATCTCATCTGTTTGTTCCGAAAGATTAATTGGTTGCACCGTAGCCATAATTGAACCTTCGCTATTACTAAGAAGCATATTTACTGCTTCAAGCATTAGCATAGTCTTCACATAACCTTTATCACTATGATATTCATTAAACTTACTATTGGAGGCAATTTTGTTTTTACGAACTTCTAATTTACCTTTGGCCTCAATAAGGTTTGTCCTTGACGAGGTATTGTCAACGGAGACACCAAATTCTGAATTAAGCCAACGGTTAATTCTATTAAAGTGTATTGTATTATTTGATAAATCGTTTAAAAACATGCTTATCCCCTGTTTATTACTGGATAAACATATTTATGACTTTTGTTTCGAATTTCGAAGTTTCTCTCTTGCGTGAATCGCCTGATCTCGAGCAATTTCAAACTGTGTTTCCATAAGAACATGTTTTTGCCAGTTTCCTTGTTTCGCATATATTTTGCGTTTTTTGTTATAAAATATTGCTTTATAAAAATGTTTACAAAATTGTTCATTCTCTCGGATAATTTTTTTAACTTTTTCCGATTCTATTGCATTTCCTTTGTTTAATAGATATGCAATATTAAATGCAACTTCATACAATTCGATATTATCAACAAGCGTATTATTAGTTTCTTTACAAAAAATTCTATAATGATTAATATCTTCCTTAACAACTTCCCAAGTATTACCTAAAATACCTTTTTTATGTATAATAGGTTTACCTTCCTCTACAACATTATTAACAACTTTATTGAGAGTAACTTCTAAAGTTTCCAGTATCTTTTTCATATCAGTAGCACTAGTCATAACTAACACCTCGTCATAGTTTATATTACTTATTACTATTGTCGATTCGCCCAAAATTTCTGTTGATGGTACTGCTCTTCCGCCCGTACTTTTTTACCAGGAACTGGTTCTAACTCTGATGGTAAACATACACGATGCACATCAAAACTAACTTGTCTACCATAAAAAATATCTGTAATATCTGGAACTTGCATAATAGTATATTTGCCATGATAATCAGGTTCTAAGGATTCAATAATACTTTCTTTAATCTCATTAAAATTATCCTCGCCTTGATCTCTAACCATTATGCAAACTTGCTTTGCTTTTGAAACAGGGTCGTTACCTCTTCCCTGAAAATTTTTTTCTCCTGCTCGTAGCATTGTTTCAAATGTTGCGCGGTGGCCTGAATTCCATGGATTAAATCTTCCTAAAAATAATGCTGTTGGTTTTGACCAATCAATTTCTGCATGATATTCCGGAAGGTCATTTGGATTATAAATCATCATTAACTTCTTTAAAATAATGGCCGTCTTGGTCTTCTTGCCTCATTAAAATGCCACGTTTAACTAAATTATTACAATGCTCTAATTGTCTTTCGTCTAAATCTGTATGTCGTAGCCGGCCTTCTTTTTGAACCGCTTCAACCAATTCATTTTCTTCATTATTAACCCAAGTCTGAATGCCACCTAAAATTTCTGTATATTTCATTGTTCTACTTCCTCAACATTCTTTGGATCAAAAATAACTATGCCTTCTGCTTGATTATCACTAACAGCACCATCATAGCCTTTATCTTTTAATCCCATAGTTAGCATACCACCAAACATTGGGTCGTCGCTGTATTCCCATGGTTGAAAACCCATGGATTGTTTTATCTCACCAAAGTCTGCTCCAGCACTATCTGCCATCTTAAGACCTGGCTTAACTCTATATTCTTTAACTTCGCCGTCTACTTCCTTAGCAAAAAAGTCTGCCATGGACGATGACCATGTTAAATAAACACCATTTCCTAATGCTCCTAAACCAGTGCCGCCGCCGCGTCCTGATGATCTTTGGCCGCGATAAAACACACCATCGTTGCGGTCCATTAAATTATCCCACAACTGGTTTTCAACAATTCGACTTTTAAAGTCTCGCATTAGTTCGGTTAAATTCATTAGTCTTCCTTTGATGACCAATCTGGTTTACTATCGTATGCTTTCCATTCATCATAATCTAAATATATATCTGAATCTCTATCATAATACTTGCCTTCTTTTGGATCATAATAAACTACTTTACCAGACAACGTCATAAACGGGCCTTCTAGGCCTTGGAGTTCTGTATAACGCTCTTTATCAATTGGTGGCATTGTTTGGTAGCCTTCTTCAACCTCAAGTGACTCTTGATGTATGTGTCCCATTGCATCACGATGTAATTCTTCAATTGCGGAAAGTAGCATATCGGCCGCTTGGGAAACTTTTCCAAACCCGCCTGTATCGCCGCCGATTTCTCCAGTTTTCCTTGCAAGCATACTATCTTCTGAAAAACGTTCTGCAATCCAATCTAGTCTATTTGATACTTCCATAAATTGTTTATGAACAAACCTTTGATCATCGTCAGATCCTGCATCTTCTCCAATCTCGTCATATTCAATTTTGCCTGGCTCTTTTTTATCCCACCAAGCCTCTTGCATTTCTTCTTCTTTGAGAACGCCTTTGTCTTTAAGTTCATTAAGAATACGTTGAGTTTCAGTAGCAGGTGTATCTAATTCCTCTACTGTTTCTAAAGTTACAGTATCGTAATGCTTGTTGAGTCTATCAGCAAGTTCTTTCATCTCATCAATGAGGTTATTATAAGTTTTTACTGTCATAATATTATCCTATTTGTATTTCTTTCCTTTTTTAGCATCTCTTGTTGCTACTGCATACATAACGCTGTCTGCATCTTTTCCATATTTTGAAAAACTCTTCTTATGTTTTTTTAACTTTTTTACATTATGCTCTTTGTTTTTTTTTTCGGATCCGGAAAGTTTTCTTTCGTCTACGCCTGCCAAATCTATTACATCATGATGATCGTCATTGCCCATATCGCTATATTGTTGCATATCAGAATCATAACTATAAAAATGCTCTCCTAATTCTTTCATTGGTACAATTATTGGATCTGAGGCTTGCATTACAACTGAATGATCTTTGCCCCATTCTCCGTGATCGCCAACGTGTCCCATTCCCGATACTCGTGGCAAAAGTTTCTCTGCTTGTGCATACGTTGGAATATTCTTAGCAAGTACATTACCTGCATCACCTTTCATTTTATAACGGCCTTCGCCGCTTTCAGGATCATTGTCACCGTACCATTCAGCATACTGTCCGTGCCATAAAATTGCATACGGTGCATCGCTCATTGGCTCGGCATCATCGTCGCCATCGTATGATGCTATTTCATCATCCATATCAAAATCATCATGTGCTTCGTTTGTTTCTTCTTTATGAGCAATAAAATCTTGTACCATGTCAAGATTCATATCATGTAACTTTTTCCAATCTGGATCATCGGCCCATTTAATACCTGCTGCCTTATCATCAGGTATTGACCCTTCCATCTCTACACGTTTAAAATCATCGGCAGAATCTAAATCATTATCTTTAGCAATTGCATCTAATGCTTTCGTAACACCATCATATTTTTTACCGTTGTACACATAAGGATGATCGGCATCAATAATATCACTATGAACTTCATCTCCACCTATATATACTTTAAACACTATACCGCCATCATAGCGGTCGCCGCCAATTTCATAATAATTCTCAGGGCCATAGCCCTTTGGCGTAACATCTGTTATTTTATAATCTTTCTTTTTAGACATGCGTTTTGCAACTTCTGGTTTTACATTGCCCTCTTTATCAAAAAACTTTGCTAAATGTGGTGGCAATGAAGTTTCAGTAACATTCTTCTTACCAGCAAATAAAGAATCTTTAGGCATATCAATACCATGCGGATTCTTGTTCTTTTTGCTTTTCTTTTTTGTACCTGTCCGTGAAATCATTCCGCCATCACCGACCGAACTGATCGAAACCGCAATCGAACCTGCACCTGTTGCACCAGTAGTTGTTTCTTTTAATTTAATCTCATCAATCTTCATTTCTGTATCCCTGAAAGTTTTTTAAGATATTGAATGTCTTCGCCAACTGGATTTGTGTTTGCTTGCACTGTCCGGCCGGCCCATATTTTGCTTTTAATATAAGATAACATAGTTATAAATGCGGCATGAACTTCTTTAATTACACTGATCGCAGTAAAAAATGCGCCTATTGAGGTACTGGCTGCGGTCTGCATAACCTTATCCATATTATCTTTAAGCATATCAAACGTTCCAATAAAAAAATCTTTAATACTATCAATTGCTGTGTCGACTGCTAGTCCAACAAGTCCTTGAACTTTTACTTTAATAAATGATATAAAACCATATATGCCTATAATAGTCATAAATCCAGTCCAACCTGTTATAGCCAACAACGATTGCACCTTGGCCACAAGGAAGTCTTTAACCCATATTACTTTATCAATCAACTCTTGTGGAATTGACCCACCTGATATTTGTTCAATAAATTTATTAAAAAGGTTAATTAACGGTTTCCAAACCGTGTTTGTAAAATATTTTTTAATTTGTTGGAGTATTTGTGGCAGGCCATCTGGGTTTGTTATAGTATCTTTTATTAGTATAGCGGCATCTTTAAAATCTTTAATACCACCGTTAATGTCATTAACGGTGGTAGTATATTTGTTACCAAGGTAAGTTTTAACTGAATCTAACATTCCTTCATAGAGTTCTTGTTCATATAGAATTTGTTCTCTATATTTAAATGAATATACCGATTCAGTTAAAGGTATTTCAACACCTAAAACATTTCGAATATGTGATTCTGATAACTCGGCTACCTTATTATATCTAGTAAGACCAAAAGGTGATATAATTGTTGTCTCTTTCAATATAATATCATTTATTATCATTTCTAAATCCCTGAAAGTTTTTTAAGATCCGTAATTTGTTCATCAATAAAAAATTCTTGCGGAACCATAAATGTCTTTCCGTCAGCACTTTTAAATTCTATTTCAGATTCACCTGGTGTTACTGTTGCTTTAAAATCTTTAAGAGCAGTTTGTCCTGCATTTTGTCCAGACTTAACATTAACAACCGCTTCTGGTTGTTCCATATCAGTTGGTGCTACTGTTCCTTGTGAACCTTGTGCTGTTGGTGAATTACTTTGTGCTGGAACAACGTTAGTTACTCCTTGTAAATTGGAACTTGGCTTTGTTTGAGCACCAGAAGTTGCGCCTCCTGTGTTTGCTACATTAGTTTTATTAGATGCCGCTTGTGTTCCTGCTGGGGCACCGGGTGGTTTTGCATTAATTTCTTCTAAATATTCTCTAAACGTTTTCATGTTCTATGCCACCATTTTACGCCGCCTTTTGATCGTCCTGGCGTCTTAGGACGAGTACTTTTATTCAATTGCGTAATCCTCTTCGTAATTGGATTAAATTTCTTTGACCTTGCAGTTTTTCGTGCAATTCGTTTTCCTAATCGTGCTTTAGTTTTTCTCAACGTAAAGCGTTTCTTCATATCTATTGGTTTAGAACACGAAGCCGCTGTAGCAACTAATCTTCCTTTGCGCCAGCCACTAGTACAACGAAATTTTTGCACAACTTTTTTACCACGGCGAGCCCAGACTCGCCGTGCTTCAACAATAGGTTCTTCACCATATAGATCTGTTAGATTCATACGTGTATTTATGCGAAAAGAAGATTTGGAAATTATTATTTAAAGATGGTTGACAACATTGCGCCAAGTAATGTAATAAAAACAGCGCCGATGCCCCAAAAGAAAACTCTTTCTAAACGAGTAATTTGATTACTATTATTATCAATTTTTTCAGTTAAACGTGTTTCCGAGTCGTCAATGTGTTGATGCAATGCGCCATATCTTTCGCTACAAATCGCCACATGGGCTTCGAGGCTGTCAGCCTCAATATCATATGTATCGCCAGAATGAACATATAACTTTTTAACTTTTGGATCGTCTGCCATTAATAAACTCCTATAACATTACTATTTATGGTGAATTAGTCATCACAAAATACGTATTTTTGATTTTTAAACCTTTTGTTTCAATATGTTTAAATTTATCAATAACTGGCATACCATTAAATTCTTGCATTAAGGTTTTTATATTAATAGCACCGACGTGTTCGATTGCAAAAGACCACATCCAAATATTCATTACTTTATTTTTGTATTCAGATCCAAACTTAAATTTTGTTGTTTTTTGTCGTTTTTTTTCAGGAAGATTTGAGCCCAAAGGTTGAGCTCGCATACTAATACCATTAATAATAGTATCCCAATTTTTTTGTGAGTTATCTTTTCTTCTTATTGAATGCGAAATATCTATTAAAGTATATAAAGTAAACCACGTTGCGTGTTCAAGATTAAACTCATGCATCATAACAAAGATATTTATTGGCCAAGAAAAAACCCCTTCCGAGGAAGGGGTTTTAAACTCTTTCCATACTAAAAATTAGTATGCGAAGTCAGCAACTGAATCTGAACTAAGATCGATACTGTCAACTGTACCTAATGCACGAAGTGAAACTTGTAGTGCGGCGGCTGTCCATGCTGTGTCGCCTTCTACTGCGAAACGGAAACCGGCTGTCCCTACTACACCTAGGATTACAACGGTTGACTTTGTTGCAACCATTTCTAGGATCTTCTGAATTGTGCTATCAACACCCAACTTTGCTGTTGCATTGCCGGCTATTGTTACTGTGAAATGTGATAGTGAACCTACTAGTACTTGACCTGAGGCTACTCCACCATTAACTCTTGCTACCATTGGATTTTCTCCTGTTATATCATTTGCATTAACACGATTTGTATCAATGCTTACATGTATTTATACAATCGAAGGAAAAATTTACTACTAAGATATTTTATTATGTTGAATATTCGCGTCTTTTGCTTTGTTTTCGGTTAAAACGCCTACCTAAAGCAAATCCACCAAGGGCTGTTGCAACCGGTAAACCTATACCAATAGCAATCTTAGACCGTGTACTCATACCGCCTTTTGTTCCGGCTGGTTGTGCTAATTCCATATCACGTGGGGCAACGACTTTACCTTTCTTATTAACTGGAATAAATTTCTTCTCTTTAGATAATTTCATTAAGACTGGATATAATTCCGATCTACGGGCACGTATACGAAAGGCTTGCATACATCGCGTAATAATTAATGTTTTTTGTCCATGCTTTAAGTTAGACCAATCTGATGCTAATCTACGAATCGCTTTATATTGTGCATTATCTACACGCAATTGTTTCTCAAATCTAAATAGAAATTGACCATCAACTTGGGCATTAACTTTTCCTTTAGCAGAATATGCTAACCATTGTTTCAACTGAGGTTGGTTAACATTCAATGAATTACGAAAAATTTGGCTGGCTTCTTGGTCTGCCATTAATGTATTTGTATCATCTGTACCGACTAGACCGCATAACAAAACATACATATCTGTACCGTTGGTACGGAATACATTCCAGTTAGAATACATACGAGTCTTATGTGCATAAGCCATACCCGTTGGAGCATATTTGAATTCATTTTTAAGAATTGTTATAGTACAGGCATAAAGGAAAACTAGATCAGCGGCATCTTTAGCAGTAAATTTCTTTATCTGCTTTTTTTGCCTTACTAATCTGCTTTCACAGAGTTCATTGATAAATTCTAATTCCATAATAGTATTTATCTGATTGGCGTTTTCGATTCTAAAACGACTTTTGAAAATTTTCAGCACTAAAGACTAAACGATCAACAATCTTTACAGCATTACCAATATGGTCAACTGCTACAAAACCCTCTGGGTCTCGTACTTCGATAGAGCCATCTGGCATAATTTTAAATGTATCCATTGCTTTAATTTTGCTCATTTTTTCTGCAAACATGGATTTTACAGCAAACAACGATAACCATACATGATATAATTGTGTAAAGTTTTCTTTATTTGCTTCAAAAAAGTCTAGGCCTTTTTGAAGTTCTTCTGTTTTCCTATCAACAGTATCTTGTCTTTTTGAACCAGAAATTATTTTTTCATACTTATCTTCAAAACGAGCAACATGACTTGATGCAAATGCTAAAGGATTTTCAGGGATAGTACCATCAGATTTAATACTAGCATTAATTGTTGACTCTAAAGATTTCTTAAAATCTTTACCCATTTCTTCGCTCTCAAGAAACTGAAAAACTTTCTGGCCGGCTCCGAGAAGACTTTTATGCGCGGTATTAATTGCTGAACTAATCTTATTAGTTTCTTCTTTTGTTAATGTTACTTGCCCACTTACGTCATGTATTTTAGCATCTTGGAACCAAACATCTGAACTTGGTTTTAAATCATCAACGCTTGCGCCAAAACTTGCTTTCATTGTAGGAATAGTATCACCATCATACTTTGTATGAAAAACAATACCAATTGTTGCTTGCTCAATTTGGTTTGCTATATCACTGCCAACCGGAACAGCATAAGTTAAACTATTTGGAGTAAATGTAAGATATTTTTCTCCATCAATCTCTTTTACCTGTTTAATATCAGATGTAAACAATAAATCGCCTTGTAAAATACCTCGATAATCAGGCGGAAAAACTTTAGGTAGATGCTCTAATACTTCTTTTAATTTACTACGCAACCCACTTAAATCAACTGCTTCGCCTTTATTTGTTCTGTCTGCTTTGTTTTGGTCAATAGCATCTGGTGTGTCCATTATGCGAGGAGTTTTAGCAAACAATCCTTTGTCGCCCATTACAAACTTACCAGTCTCAGGATTAATACCTGCAAATATAGCAGGTGCTCCATCCCACTTAGTTGTAATGTTTACGCTTTCGGTGGCACTACCTTCGAGCATATCTAGTAGGCCTGCGGCAATATTTAATGCATCTTCGGCACCTTTATAACCACCATGTATTAAACTATCTTCAAAATGAGTTAAATGAAGATTTTTACCTTCCGCTTCTGCTTCGGTAATGCCGGCCATTTCCATATCATCTTTAATAGCCCTGCGTACTTTTGCAAGTTTATGGAATTCTATACCTTTTTTACGAGGGATTCGAGGTCCACGGAACTTACGTTTTTGTTTAATATTAAGTATAAGTTCATTAACCTTCATTATTAATCCTTTTTAAAGCATTACTAAATTTATCTACATTGCCTGTGCGGATTGCATTTAAAAACTTTTTTTGTAATTTTTCTGCTGTATCAGTATCATAATTCTCAGAAATCATATTCATAATATTTGATGCAGAAGTAATAACGTGGCTTGCGCGGCTTTCGACTATCAATGCCTTGTTTTTCTGCGGTAAAATACTATCTATTTCATTTAAAATACTTTTTATTTTCATTTTAACAATTCCTGATTATATATATTTATGCTGAGTTACTTATTGAGCTTATTCATATTAGATATCATTTTACGAATATCTGCTGATTTTGTTTCAACAGTTTTACCATTTACTTCTTTATCATCAGTAACATTACTTGTACGTAATACATTTTTATATATCGGAGTTGTATTATCATCTTCCTGGTCTTCATCAGACAAATCTTCAATACGCAAACTTTCTAAATTAAATCCCAGATCAACTCGTTGCCCTACACCACTGCTACTACGTGTTTTCATAAACTGTACTTGATAACGCCCTCGTTCACGCATTGGCGCACTTGTGAAAATACCAATAACATTATCTGCTGTTTGTACTTTACTTAGTCCGCCAGCAATATGACTATGATCAAATTCAATTTCCTCAACTGCTGTTCTGTTTAACTGAGACGCTGTTATTAATAATGTATCAAGGTCTACTGCTAAATTACGTAATTCTTCTGCAACATATTTGTCTTTAACAAACAAATCACTTGGACTTACTCGTTTATCATTTGGCATCATTAGATCTAAATAATCTATTAATATTGCTTGTGCTTGCTTACCGTGTTGTATTTCTAATTCTTTGAGGAATGCTTTAATTTGCCCAGTATTAACACCACTTGGCAAATATACAAGTTGTAAATTACCTGAGGACTTTTTCATCATTCGGACTTTTAAATCAACATCATCTAAACTTTTAAATAAACTTCTACTGCTTAACCCAGTTGCCATACTATCAATACGCATTGCAACCAATTCTTCACTAAGTTCAAGTGTAATATAAACAACATTTAAACCTGCTTGCACCCAATTCAATGCAAGATTTTGCAAAAATAAACTTTTGCCTGCACCAGATGTGCCAGCAAAAATACTTAACTCACCTTTATTAAATCCACCAAATAATTTTTTATCAATTGATGTCCATCCTGTACTTACTTGCCCATTATTATCTTTTAACTTCTGTAATCTTTCTTTTGGATTTGCAAAATAATCTGTACCTAAATTCTTTGCCAACCCTACGCTACTTGCTTCCTTAACACGTTTTTCTACAGAGAAATATTCTCCCTTTTCAATATCATCAGCACTTGCTAAAATTGCTTGCTCAAGTGCTTTAAACTTTGCAAAATCTTGAAACTCATCTAAAAACCATTCTTTATGCCTTGCTGTAACCTCAGCATCTAATTCTAATCCTATTTCTGTTTTTGCTTTAATCTGATCAATAGTAGGCATACTGTTATATTCATCAGCATGTTTATTAATAAATTCAACCGTTGGTCTTAATTTATTATTAAAATATGTAGGTACAACTAATGATTGCACTCTAACATATAACTCTTTATCACTAATTAAAAACCCCAAAAAGAGTTTTTGGAGATCTTCTTTAAATTCTTTTACCATTAATTTTTCTTCTGTCGCCTTATATCTAATATAAATTTTGGATCTTTTATTAATTTATCTTCTATCAAATTGAATAACTGTGTTACACTCAATGCTTTCCGTCGCAAATGTTGCATAATTCTTCCAGCAATTAATCCTTGATTATAATTCAAATTAACTGGGCAATTAGGTTTAGTTGTTACAACAGGCTTTGGAACTGGAACGCCGTCAATATTATCAGTCTTCTCATCACTTGTTGCATTAACATCTACACCAGTTTTATCTTTAATTAAATCTTTTAAATTTTGATTTTCTTCTTTCATAACATCAATTTCTTTTTGTAACTCATCTACTCTTTTAAACAAATCTCCTATATGTCCCATTATGCTATCCTTTTCTTAATCCCAATCTTTGTTGGATTATTCTCAACTGACTCTAATATACTCTTTAATGTAAAAATTCTTCCATATTTCTTAACTGCATCGGCAACATCTTTTATTTCATCATCCCATTGTGGAAAACTAACTCCCCAATTATAACGAAGTGCTTCCTCAATTAATCGTTCACCTGTTTTGTCCCTGTCCGGAACTAAAATAAATTTTCTATTAAATGTATTTAAGTAATCTGCTTGTACTTGATTTATTTTTGAGCCGAGTAAACCAATTCCATCGATACCGATAGCATCAAATGGTCCTTCAACTAGTATAGCATACTTGCGTTCTGTTGTATATAATTGATCTAAATTAAACATATAATTTTTTTGTGTTTGAACATAATATTTTGGTCTATCAGTTTTATTTGGATATACATGTCTTGTAATCCAGCCAACAACTTTTTTCTTAAAATAGCATGGTATAATTATACGTTCATTTAAATTCATATAGGTATTAGGTGTCCAATAATAATTCCAACTACTATATACTCCTTCTCCTCTAGATTGCAAATATTCTAAAATATACTCTGGTGTATTCTCATCTATTGGTTTTGCATCTTTTGGTAATGCTTTTTCTTCCCAATCTAATTTTATCTCTTCAATTTTTGTATTAAATATTGGATTAATTTCTCGTTCATTATAACTTTGAATTTTTAATTTGTTTACTGTAGTATCCGTTATGCCCAACCCTTTTAACAATTCAACAAACTTACTACCTAAAATACCTCCAGGTTTCCAGCCTGTTTTAAATCCACAATTAAAACAGTTAAACACAATTGAATTATCAGCAGTCATGTTAAAACCGCCTCGTTTACGTATGTCAGGACGAGTTTCACCCATTGCAGTACACATAGGGCAATTCAACGACATCCAGCCGCCAGGACTTGCTTTCTTACCAGGAATTCTTGTTAGAATTGTTGATCTTAAATTGTCAGCAAACATCTATATTATAGTATAAGAAAAAGTGCAATTTGTCAACCAATTACTGTGGCTACCAAATGAACACGATCCACTTCGCCGCCATTAAACGCATTATGGTACTTTGTATTATCAGTAATCCATACTTTACCATCTGCTGGCATATGCATTACCTCATTATCAATAACCATTAATGCACCAGGGTTAGTTATAATAGGAATGTGCAATCTCTTTTCCGGATCTCGATGCCAACTTAATGTAGTACGAGGTAACTTCCAAAGTAACCTAACTCTACCTAATTTATATTTGGTTAATAATGTATCGTAGACTTCTTTATAATAAGTATCTTCAAATAATTTAACAAATTCAGTATATTGTGATTCATCAATTACTTCTTCACGTTGAACTTCGACGCCTGTACTATCAGGCTTGGTCCAAAATAGTCCTCTTACATTACCACCAGTAATTGAATTCGGGTCACCAGGAATTTGAGTTAAACAAATTGCATTAATATCACATTCGATGAGAGGAGATTGCCGTGCCACTCTATCATCGATGAGTTGTAAGTCTTTCTGAAGTTTCCCAATATCAAATTCTATATCAGGGTCCTTGTAAAAGTTCTGTATCATTGTTTAACTTCTATGTAATACCTTATCTATTGTGCCAGTATTACCAGCATCATGTTCATAAACAAACCTAAGCCAATTACATGATAATCTAAAGTTACTAGCATCAATTCCAGTTAATGGCGATGATGTTGAAAACGTTAAATGGTCTGCTGTAGCATTGTTAGGATATAAATCCACTATAAACCAATTCGTTGGGGCGTCTAGATCGAGACTGCCTTCAACCCAAAAACTTCCTGCCCAAGTTGTAGCATAAAGGGCACAAGTATGTAAATTAGTTTGATAATTTTTTGTTGGACTAACATCAATTCCGGCACTTTCATATCGTGTACCATTTAAAACAAACGTTGTTACTATTGCACTAGCCGAAGGTGTTGGTATAACTCCCTCAATAAGTTCAATCGCACCTATAGCATTTTGAGATGTATCAACATACATAACGTTTTGTTCATCATTTAAATCTGTTGACGTTACACTGAATTCATAAAATCCTTGATCTAAATTAACTGTATCTGTCCATGAAAAAAGTACATCAAATTTTCCATTGGATCCATCGGTAATCGTTGGCACTTTTTGTACTGCTAAGTCGCCAGTATTTGCATTCATAACATTTAAATATAACGTTAACAAAGAAATATTAGCGGGCCTGCGATTTTCATCAAACACTTGAAATGATATTTTATCATCAATTCCTTTGTGTACTTTTATTACGTCATTGTACATAGTTCCGCTTAATCCTCCGTCTGTTAATGTTAAAGAATGATTTATTTTATATGTGTAAATATTATTAACAGCCATTTGCTTTCACTCCAACACTCATAAAGTATTTATCGGAATAAGTAATAGCAATGAATGATGACATAAAACAATTGATCGAAAAATATCCATTCTTAACTGGTATTAAATATGCCAGTAAAGAAATTATCGGCATTATACAAAATCATAATTCTCACATTACTAGTATCTATTCTTTTGATTTAATTGGAGATAGCGATCTTAAGAAAAAGTTCTTACACGTAGGTGATACTTGGTGGTGGGAAAGTAATCGTATTACGCCAATAAATTTATTCCTTCCGTACGAAATGGAACAATTTCGTTTTTGCTTACGAAACTATATAAGTAAAGATGTTGAATTTTTGTTTGGGCCAATTACAAGTCTGCATAACATAGTTAGAAAACGTATTAAGAGACGAACAGTACAATTAGTACGTAAGATAGATAAAACTTAACTACATTGTTCCACTATTAAATTCATTTGTACTACAATCGCAACTGCATAAGCAATCGAATGAGATTTTTTGAAATAATATCCACCGTCAATTGGTGCAATCCAAACTTCCTTGTTTATTGTATCCCACTCTTCATTTAACAAATAACGCTTAGATGGTCTTATAATTGCTAACACAGATGCTAATTGTTCAACTGTTCGTGGCTTTAACTGAGATACTATTTTATAATGAGCGTGTATATGAAATAACTGTTCAACAAAATCTTTATGGTCAAGCAACTCCCACATTGGTTCTTTATTCATTAAACTATCTAAATGTTTCTCATCATTGATATCTTTATAAAGATTAACATTCAAAAGATCTAACTTAAAATATCCTCGCTCCTCAGCCATTTTATAATCAATAGTTGAGGATCCTGTCAATGGATTTACTGGTATGCTATTAAAATATACGCCAGTGTTATGCTTTTTATCATCAGTAATACTTGCTGGAATATGTTTTAATACCGTTAACACATCATCTCTATTTTTTAAATCAACATCAATATCAGGTAATTTCATAGGCCGGCCTCTGTTAAAACTTTTTGTACAAATTCAACTTCGTTTGGATCATTTTGAAATTTATGACTCCACGTTCCGGGATCTAATGCATCTGCTACTAATGACATTTGTTCATCATTAAGTTGTCCTAACATACTCGTACCACTTTGACAATTAAATACAACCCATGGTGAAATTCTTCCTGTCCTAATCCAGTATGTAAATAAATTTGGATTTACTTCTCTAAAAAAATAATACCATAGTTTTCCAGATTGTTCTGCCCATTTTTGCATAAACTTAATACTACGTTCCATTGCAACATCTGCACTTTCTCTTTTAGAATGATCTCTTACATATAATTCGTATGCGGCATCTTTGGCCCAATCATCCATTTTAACTTCATGCTTAATAAGCCAATCGACAAATACTTCAAAATCTAAACAATTTGCGTCTTGTGCAAACTTTCCAAATTTTGTAAATCCTAAATAAAATTGTGATTTGCGAAACTCATCAAACGGTTTATCTTTTGGTCTAACCGCAGTTGAATTTAAATGATGAAAACGCTGAAACGCTCTAAATCCTAATTGCACATACTTTTCATCCTGGCCCATGTGCCTTCGTTTTTGTTCACAGGTATGGTTACCGAGAGTTTTAACACTTTTAAATTCTCGGTTACAAAATTTACATTTAAATCCGTTACTTCTTTTTACTTCTACGTTTGTCATTAAAGATATCAGAAATTTGCTTGTCGTTGTATCCGAGTTTACAGGCAAGGTCTTGGAGGTCATCTTTTGTGTTCATTTCCTTTAACAAAGTTAATTCTTCATCGTTTATAGTTGGATATACATCTAATAGAAATTTATCGATAGCGTTTTCCTTAGTTCTACTATTTGGGGTTCCAACCCATTGTCCAAAATATTTTTCAGGACCGATGCCTATTACACTTAATAACAACCATTGCAACTCTGGATGGTTACTTATATCGCTGTAATGATCATTACATAGTTCATTAATAAACATTAGATAATGTTCTTTGTTTCGGTGTGTACACGTTGCCCAACGATGTATCATCCAAAAATTTACTTGACTGCTTTTCTTCATTTCAGGAGGCAACTTATTATAAAAATTTCTATCTCCCTTATTAATTGCAGGAAGTATGTCTTTAAACATATCAACTTTCATTGTCAATTATTTCTTCATGTTATTACATCACCGATGTCAATTTGATCTGGAATTTTGTTTGTTTCTTTTATAAAAAATGCACATAATGGATTAAACTTATTTTGCAATGGCATTGCTAATAAATGGCCAAATTTTAATTTTGGAAAATACCATTTAAGTTCAACAAACACGTTTACGATTTGTACAGGTGCCCAATTAGGCATATATCCTTTCAATGGGTTGTATAATAACGTTTCAAAACCTCTATCATTTAAATTTGTTAAAGGTAATACTTCTAACATTCCTTGGCCTGGATCGCCTACTAAAATATTCCAATCTAACGGCATTTGAATTTGAAACTCGCCGATCTGTAAAACTACTGCCGGAGAACTAAAACTCTCCAAAAATATCAAAGGTAAGAAATAGTAATCAATAAATGTTGGGTCTGTTACATCGAGAACACAATATCTTACATCGTCAATTTCGTCAGGTAAATTATTTAAACTATACGGTTCATTTTCTACTGTTAATATTTGCATACACTCTTCCTACGATTGTTATTATAACATCTTTTTTTTAAAAGTGCAATCATTTAAATGACACTTTTTCAATATCAAACGGATACTGTGCTTCTCTATAATACTTTTTACGTGTCGTTAGATGCCTTTTACTATATTTACAATTGCTAGTAACATCCCATATCTGCACAAAGTTTTTATCGTGTGCTTTACGTATGCCTCTACCTATACTTTGAATAACTCTTACAAATGACTTACCGGGCTCAATAAGAACAAGATTAAAAATCCTAGGAATATTGATTCCCACAGAGGCCACGCCGTAGGTTGCAACAATAAGTTTCGTATCGCTTGTTGCAACTTCGTCATAAGTTTCTTTACGGTCTTCATTTTTAGTCGCTCCTCTTACAAATACAGCCTTTGGTAATCGTTCAATTAACATTTCTCCAGTTTTAATTTGTCCAATTAAGACTAAAGTATTTCCTGTTTCTGCAATATCACCTATTACACCAGAAAGATAATCAATACGCTTAGGATCAGATACCAAATATTTTAATTCACTTGGATAATTTGGATACTCAACATCGTCTTTTAACTGCAATACCTTAACTTCACAATTACTCAGCACACCTCTTTCTTGCAATTCGTGGGCACTAATAGAATTAATTACCTCGCCCAAACTTGCTTTAAGACTACAGAACTCGTAATCCTCTTTTGGTATTGTACCTGTTAGTCCCCAACGAATAGGAATATTTGCAAAGACGCCTGTAAGTAATTCTTTTAGCACATCTGCTTTTGCTTGATGTACTTCATCTACCATTACACATACAACGCCTTCAATAAATTGTTGTATATCAATTCCGGCTGTTTTCTTTTTGCTCTTTTTAAGTAGAACATTCAAAGATTGCCATGTACAAATAGTATGTTGGCGGCCAAACTCTTTACGATCACCATAAAATACACCCACGTCGAGGCCAATATTAATATAATCCTCTTCTGTCTGCGTTACTAAACTCTTGTTAGGTACTATAACAATGCTACGCCCGTATTCTCCTACTAACTTACTTAGCGTAGCAGTTATAATCGTTTTGCCAGCACCTGTAGCAACCTCTTGTAGGCTTTGTAAGTGTGACAGCGAGTTATTAACAACATCTACTTGGTAGTCTCGTAGAACAATAGCCTCTCCCTCATTAACATGCCCCTTAGGCCACGTAATATCACTTAATACATTCTCATCAATTTGATCAAACTTAAAATTCCATTGTTGCCTATGATCCTCTATGTCTAATTCGTATCCCGATTGCTGTAGTATTGGTAGCAATGTATCTAACAAATTAAGGTATGTCCTACCACCTACATCGCAGAAACGTATCATACCATCCCAGCGTCCTAACTTATACGCAGGCATATGGTATGCATATGGTAGCATAAACTTGACGGCCGCTGATAACTTACGCCTCGTAGACGGGTCAACGTTTTCAAATTTAATGTTTACTTCGTCACGGATAACGAGTTTTGCTGTCGGCATCTTTGTCGTACCTAAATATTACACCACAATATCCACATATTGCTTCCGGTGATTTTTTGCTTACACGATAATAAACAATAGGATGAGAACCCACATTGTCCTCTCCTATACAAGAAATACTATTCGAACTTGTATAAACTATTACTTTTTCCATTACAGTAAGTTTATATGAAATTGCCCTTAATGTCAAGTTAAAAAAAGGGGCCGGCAATGAGACCGACCCCCACCTGCCCGCTCGGCAAGTTAACTCATAATCTTCCTAACCATGCAAGTCGTTTCTGCTAGACGCTTCCACTTCTCATTGTTAGGAGCCATTTTAAACAAGTCTGCAATTTTGAGTACCATTCGCAATGACACTTCGCGCAGTTTTTCCTTATTATCTTCGATGTACTTAACAATCATTTTTTCTTCGTCGTCGGAAAGTTTATGATCATCCAGCATCCCGTCACCAACAATCTGATGAATACGAAGCATCTTGTCTTGCATTGTATCCAATGTTAGATCCAAATAATGACACCTAGAAATAATTGCTTCTAAATGATCTTTGATTTTGCCCATCCGGTTGCCCTTCATATGAGCATCGAACTTCAAGTTTGAAATAAAGATAATCGAACCCTTAAACTCAAAATGATCCGGAATACCTTCATTCCGCAATTTAGATGAATCAGCGTTCCAATAAATCCTACGATGCTTACCTGAATCCAACGCACCCTTAAGGATGTTTAGTGACAACTCGTCCCAAAGAACTGTGTCACAATCATCAAGTACCAGCACCATGCCCGGATCACTGTTCTTAAATAATAGAGCATAAAGGCCCAACGGAGTCATTGCTCCTTTAATAACCTCATACTTGGCCTTCTTGCCAGCAAGTTTATTAAAAGTGTGATGCTTCTCGAGCGTACTTTCGACACCAAATGACTTACCAACACCCGGAGGGCCTGTTACAACCATACCTCGTACGGTACCTTCCATTGTTGCTTCGGTCATCTCATTTAGAATTTCGAAACGCTCACGAATTCGTTCAATTGCTTCTGCTTCGGTTTCTTTTGAAACTAGAGTTGGGTCTACTGTACCAGCAGGTACGTCTTTACCAACAAACGAAAAAGCGTTTTTGTCAGCAACCCTGACTCGAATAAAGCGATTGGGAAATCCAGCAACCGGCGTTCCATCAACAGTGATGAAATTATGCTTCTTGCCTTCTGTGAAACCTTTTGTAAGAGGAAAAACTACACCCTCAATTGGAGTGTTACGATACTCTCCAAAAACCTTTACCATTTGAGCGGACATATAATTACCTTTCGGTTGGTTGGTGAATTAAATAGTTCTCATTAACTATAGTATAATAATAACACATCTGGGTGATCTGTCAACCTTAACTGGGCTATTTTGACGGTTAAATGCAAGATTTCTTGGATTGTTGCAAAAATACAACAGATTACCCTGATATTTTTAGGGTTTCTTTCGCATCTGCAACTTGTTTCGTCGCGATTGCGTGTAAACGAGAATTGCCCTTATCTAGCACCTGCAAAAGAGCCTCTTTTTCTCTAATATAAACTTTAGCAAAATTTGGATCGTGTTTTACGATGCTTTTGCTGTTGCTGATCAAATCAGCCAATTTTACCGTTTGTGCATCAGCACTAGCACTAGCAGAATGCTCTCTGTCCATTTCTTTCCTAAGGGCTCGATTTCCATCTTCGAGTTTACTTATATCAGTTAGTTCATTTACTAGTTTAGCGATCGCAGGACCGAAATGCTCAACAATTTCCGCATTCGTGACATTTGTGTCTTCAACGGTATCGTGCAAAAGGGCGGCCGCTTGCATTACTTCGGATCCGCCAACCGATTTAACAATCTGTGAAACTTCTATTGGATGGACAATGTAATCCTCGCCAGTGTACTTTCGTTTCTGGCCGATGGATTCGTGGGCATCTTTAGCAAACGCCAAAGCCTTATTAACCACGTTCTCTTGATCTACCTCTATAATTCGCATACTATCCTTCCAACTCATTTAGTATACTTATCAACTTTCTCATCTTGCCAACTTTTTTCTGCCAGAAGCCTTTTGGTATAGGCGTGTTCCAACCATTTTTGCGAGCATTGCTTATACTAGTAAATAGGCCTGCCTCAACCATAATATGGGCCATGATCCAATGCTCCTGAATCGGAACATTTTCAATATCATCAAAACCAAACAGTTCTATATCTTTATCAGAAATGCTCGGATGGACAAAATTAATTTCGTTAGTCACTGGCTTGTGCGGCCAACGTTGGCACTGCCCAAAACATTAAGCCTAAACCAATACCAGCAAACATAAAGAACTGGGCGAACGTCATTGTATCCTGTTCAAGGCCGCCAACGGCACCCATACACAAGAACAAACCTGCAATAAATCTAATCATGTTAGACTCCTTAAATAAAAACACTAACAAGAACTATTAAGCCAATTATTGCACATGATATCAATATTAACGATACAATAAATTTTGCGATATTTGGCAAAAATGCAACTACTAAAACTAGCAGTATTAAAAACAACAAAATCTCTAACATACTATTTTCTCCTCAATTGGATCGAAACCACACTTAGCAACTACCCACTGTTTTCCGTCTGGGTCTTCGACTATATCGCCAACGCTCGTTGAGGACATTGGGCCAAGCCGTTCAATTTTCTCTTCTGGGCCTTGATTCCCAATATGGAATACGCCCTCTAACGTCAATGCATCAATGTTGGCAACGTGCTCAAAAAATCCGCCAGCAATTGCTTCGCTCGGATCACCAAAAACACTGGCTTGCAACCGGGCTTTCTGCTTAGGAACTGAATCATGTCCAGTAGCATTAACCTGGGCAACCTCTTCATCTGTAAGATGAACCTGAAACAATTTAAACATATTTCCCTCATTTCTCATTATGTATACATTATAGCATGATATCTTGGTTTGTCAATCATATAAGTCATTGAAATATAAGGGTTTTTAAATTATTTTAGCATAAAATCGGCTAATTTTGTCATTTCTTCCTGGATTACGTCAGTTTCTGCACCCATTTGACGGGAAAATCCAGCTCTTACAAACCTCATAGCAATAGCCATATCTCTGGCAAATTCATCATTTAACGGAAGATTGCGGTTATCAGCAACCTCGCCAATGTAATCAATTACCTCGGCTACAATAGTATCCAAATCATCAGTATCTAAAACAGATTTATTTGGATTTAATTGTATAATATTATCTTGGGACATTGTTATTCTCCTTATTATGTTATATAATAATAACAGAAAATAACAGTTTGTCAATCATTACAAATATATATCTTGGTAAATATATGTATGAGAGCATTAGAATTTTTAGTTGAGGCACAAGAAAAACTAGATAGTGACGAATTTAAACAAATTCTTACTGCTGGTGTAGTTTCACTCGGTAACCTTTTTCATAAAAACGGATTTGAACTACGTATTGTTGGTGGTGCAGTTCGAGACCTAATGCTTGGCAAATTGCCCAAAGATACAGACTTAGCATCAGATGCTACACCAGACGAAATGGTTGAAATGTTTGAAAAGGGCAATATTAAGTATATTCCAACAGGATTACAGCACGGAACAATTACCGCTGTAATTAATAAAGAACAATTAGAAATTACAACGTTACGTGCAGACGCAGAACATACTGGTAGACACGCTACTGTTGAATTTATACGTAGTTGGGAAGAAGATGCTAAACGCAGAGATTTAACATACAATGCTATGTCATTAGATTTAGACGGTACAGTATATGATTATTTTAATGGAGCAAATGACTTACAAGATAAAGTAAGTAAATTTGTAGGTGAACCGGAACAACGTATACAAGAAGATTATTTAAGAATTTTGCGCTACTTTAGATTCCAAGGACGCATTAATAATCCTACTTGGGAGAAAGATACATTAGATGCTATAAAAAGCAATGTTAAAGGTTTAACACAAATTTCTGGTGAACGTATATGGATGGAAATGCAAAAGATACTGTTAGGTAACAATGTAAAAGACATATTAGTACATTTAGAAAAAACAGGCGTTACAAAAAATATTAATCTACCATTAGATGATATTGCACTAGCAGAAAAAGTTAGTACAATGCAAAGTCCTATTGTTCCTTTAGCAAGTCTTATGCGTAATATAAAAGATGTAGACGCGATAGGTAATGCATGGAAACTATCAAATGCAGAAATGCAACTTTTATCTTTTTTAACTGAATTTAAAAATACACCTCTAACACAGCAAAGTGCAGAAGAATTTTTAGTTGATGAAACTCATCAATATTTTGTTTATGCTCTTGCTAAAATACAAGACAAAGATGCTATTGCAAATCATATTAGAAGTTGGCAAGTACCAGAATTTCCTGTAACAGGAAAAGACTTAATTAGTGCAGATGTAAAACCTGGTCCTAACATGGGTGCTTTACTAACAAAGTTACGAGACGAATGGAAGTCTAAAAACTACAAACCTAGCAAAGAAGAATTATTATCAACAGTGATCGATGAACGGTAAAGATCCATACGATTATAGTAGGCAAATACAAACTGGTAAAAGTATGGGCGAGTTCGGAGATGTAGATACAACACGAACCATAGGAAAACAAGGATGGAAAGTAAAAATAGAGACAAACCCAAGAAAGAAAAAAAGAAGCCGAAGAAGCCTAAGTCTTAAAATTAAAAACTGGCTCCGGAGGAAGGATTCGAACCTTCACGCCCTGCCAAGGACACTGAGTAAACCGCCCAGCATGTCTACCAATTCCATCACTCCGGAACAAATTCTTTAGAACAAGTTACACATTTCCATTGCACGAATAAATCTAGTCATTCCAATGCCGCCGCCTACACGTGGTATAAAATCATGACTTAAAAATTCGTCCAATTCTTTGTTAACTCTGTCCTTGCCAAACGTTCCATGCAACAAACTAGCATATTGCCCATCACTAATTGTGTGAAACATATCATGCATTTCTGTTGTATCTGCTGACCGTTCTGCAGAACCAATTGTTTCTTGTCCACAAATAATTACATCAATTTTTGCGGCTGTTCCATCACCATTTTGTTTCATGTTCCAAAATGGACTTGTGTAATTTGGAAAGTTTCGAATCATTTGTACATTACCGTACTTTTCATACATTGCAGTTTCTTCTGCATGTGTTAATTCTTCAACGCCAAATTCCGCTGACCAATCAGTGTAATCTTTTGATGTAATTGCATCAATTGATGAAAAGCCTACTGCTTCGCATAAATCCAATTCCATTCGATATAAGTCATTAATATCCCCTGGCATTTCGAATTCAAACATAGGAAATATAAGATCATGCCTACCAGGTATAGCATTAGGCTCTTGCCTATATGATGTTGAGACACAAAAAAAGCCCGGAACCTCAGGCTTAGTAAGTAACTCGTATTCTAACCACATCTGTCCTGTTTGCGGTAACGGCCAAACTTGGCCGGCGTAATTATATGTTGAGACAGTTGTTGGATCTTCGCATGCCGCTAATATACTTAAACGATTTTGCGTATGTACTTCTTGAAATCCTTTGTTCAAAAAAAAGGACCGTAAACGGCCCACGCTATCCGTGAATTTCTCCGGATTAATAAGTTGTGTCATATGTTTTCTCCAGTCAAAAAAATTTTGCTCGGAATAGAACTAAATTTTCTTTTATTTTATTTATACAATTGATCAATAACCGTAAGGTATAATTACATAATGTATTGCCAATACTATTCCAACTGAAACTATTAATCCTAACATCATTTTAAGAAAGTCTCTTCCTACAATTGGAAATACGTGCTTGAATTTATAATTTTCCATAACAGTTGATATAGCAAGTTCTCGTCCACATAGCAATCCAACAAACACCCAAGTTGTACTCATAGGAATGTCATTTAATTCTTTAAAGAATAACAATATGAATGCATAAACTAAATTAATTATTGTTGCTGATCGAACATACCTAGTGCCTGTTTTTTCTAAAACAATTTCTTGAATTTTGCCGCCATGTTCTCGAAATGTATATCCTAAGAACACTACAAATACAACAGATATAAAAAGCATCCATTCTATAGACAATGCTCGTGGGAGGAATACAGCAATATTTGCCATATCGTGTGATAACCAAGTATACCATAAAAACCCAGTTGTGCCCCATTGAGCAACACGCCAATATCTTTTATGGTGTTCTTTTACTTTATCATGTTTTTCATCAATTAATCGTTCTAAAACAATCCATAAACAATACGCAACAACTGCGGCCAATGCATAACCCATAACAGATTTTACAAGCATTTTTTCCAATACAAATGTACTAGCAAATGCCGATAACACTAGGAATGAGGTTGAAACTGGAACGCCTATTCGCGTTAACAATAAAAGTATGGCTGGTGCTGTAGCATGATACCATTGCACTTCTTGAAATGGTATTTTATTTAATCTACCAAATGATATATCACCTGCATTAATATACCACCCATACCACATAGTTATTAATAGACCAATCGAAGCGGCGGCCCATAAAGTATACCATTTAAATTTTTCTGAATTTGATGCTAGCCATGGACCTAAGGTTTGTACACTATCATTAGCAACAACAGAATATGCGGCTAACATAAAACCTAGGATCATCCATAACAAAGTTATATCCATATATTATAAAGACTCCAAAAAAAAAGCGAGTGACTATTTCTAGTCACCCGCCTAAAAGTTAACTAAACACTCGCTCGTTATTGTTACGTCTGTGACAATTAACAATCATACCGTGTTATCTTTTACTTAATACTTCTAATTTCATCATTATAGTGTTTAGCGTATCGCGATTGATGCCTATGCATCAATGTTATTTATATTAAAGTATATTCTCTCTTGCAAGAATTTGTTCATCTGTATCAGTTAACTCTACCGAAGATCCAACATTTAATTCTAAAATCTTTTCACTAATTGTTACTCTCTCCTTGCGAAGATCTGATAACTTTGATTGAAAAGATTCCATACCGTGACGTACAAGTTTCTCATAACGTCCGATTAAATTATTAAGTTGGACTCGTTTTGTTAATAGCGTACTAACACCCGTTTCAACGTTTGCTTTACCAACTTTATCACGCAAACTATACAATACAGATTCAACCTCTTCTAGATGGGTTAATTTCTGTTCTAAATCGGCGGTCTCTTCACCTTGGCCGTGAGCAAGATTAACATCTGATACCGCTTGACGAATTTGCTCTTGCAAAGTTGCGGCTCTACGTAAATTGATTTTCATTTATACACTCCTTTTAATTACAATGTGTCAAACCATTATATACTATGTTTATCAACTTGTCAATAGTTATTTATTTGGATTCCCATAAAATATATTAATTTCAGAATCTTCCAAACCAGCAACTCTCAATTTAACAATATTATTAATTTGGAATTGCTTTGCTTCCAGTGCTTTTAATACACCAAGAAATTGATTTCGTAAAAGTCCAAACTGGTTAATTAATTCTGTTTGATCAACTACTTCGGATTCCCCATCAACATACGCTCCGGCATCTCTACTAGTCAATGCCCGTTCATATTTCTCTAAAAATTTTCTAAAGGTTCGTGCTCTAATTCTTCGTAACTGAATATTAAGATGCTCAAGAATTGCTTCAATTTCTTGTAACTGAGAAAAACGAGTCTCAACAATAGCAGGAAGCACACTTGAAGATTTTTCAATTGACCCATGCATGGGTATCTCCTTACGTGCTTCTACTAATTGTTCTTCGTAATACTCGATACAATCAGGAAGATTACTAATGTTACTTGAAACTTTCTCATACCAATTAGCCATTAATATTCGTCATCCGTTTCTTCGTCCGAATCTTCAAATTCTTCTACTTCATTAAAATAATCACTTAATGCATTATCTAAATAATCATCTTGTCCTGTATAATCTTTTAACTCTTCAACGTCGCCGAGGCCATCATAAACATCAACGATTCTTCTTGCGGCATCATATCTATCCTTTTGGGGGATATAATTTTTAATTGCCGTCCACATTTCTGTAAAGAAATCAGGTAATTCACTCATACTTTTCTCCGCAATAATATATGCAATCGTGGATATTTACCTATTCCTCATTTATTTCTGAAGAAATAGGATCATTCTCAACTTCAATTACCGGTTCTAATACTACTCCATTTGCTTTTTCTTGCAAAATAATCGGTAATGTCTCTGCATTCCATCCCTTTCTAAAGTATATATGTTCTTTTCCAGTATTGTCTTTATATAATAACCTATTACCTTGCTTAACAAGATCACCAGATTTTTCAAATAGATCAATTAATCCACTGTATGGGCTCATTCCTGTCTCATACGGAATCTCAACTTGCACTGATTCAAATGGTTTTGAAAATCTTGTTTTCATGACTTTCATTGCGGCTCTAATTCCTAAAACCTCAGAAACCTTATTACCATCTGCATCAACCTTAAGTTTTAATTTCCGCATAGCAACAACAATAGAACTTGCATACACAAACCCTTGGCCGCCTGATATCTTGTCATCTGGATTAAACATATCCTGAGAAGAATATGTATGGTTTGTAACTATAAATCCAATTGGATATGGAGCAATATTATTAACTGTATTACGAATTAATGCTGTAAGCGCCTTAGGCTTGCGTCCTAAATCACCTTTTAGATCGCCGGCTTCAAATTGTTTAATATCCGTTGGCGATAACAACATACCTAAACTATCAATAATAATTACTACTTTTGGGCATTCGTCGTATTGCTTGCCCCCGTTTTCTTCTTTGTATCCTTTAAGAAATTCTGATAATGTTTTAGCAACACTATCAATCATAGATACATTAATTTTTAGAAGTTTATCTTCGCTTGTATCTACACCAAGTGCTTGTAGCCAAGTATTGTCAAGTGCATTTTCGCTATCCATCATAACAACAAAGCAATCGGACGCTTGTGCATTACGGGCTAAATTACCGCTCACCACTAAACTTTTTCCGGATCCAGATTCGCCAGCAAACATTGTTACCTTACCGAGAGGAACACCTTTATAAAAGTCTCCGCTAATAAGATAATTTAATGCATAACTGCCAGTGTCAATCCAGTCCTTAGGATCATTGAAGCCGAGACTTAAGCCATCAATGTTTTTTGTTAAACTTTTTCTTAATTTAGAAAAATCGTACGGTCTTACCATTTGCGTCCTCCATGTGAATGATTGGGAGGGGTTCCCCCCTCCCAATAACTACTATTCAGATGCATTCTTACGACTACGAATCATAGCAAGAATATCTTCTGCACTTGATTTCTCAGTATTATTAGTAGCAGTTTCTGTAACCTCTTCCTTATCAGGTACCGGTGTATCAACCTCTTCAACAGACTTTGATGTGTCGGCTGACACAGTTACAGTAGGTTTTGAAGTTGTTTTATTTGGATTATCAACACCATATGGGCGATAATAATCGCCCCATTTATTAGCATCATAAAGTTCGCCATCAACTGATGCTTCAAACATTTCATAGATTACCTCTACTCCTCTTGCGTCTGGACGCTTTGGTAGATAATCATTAAGTGTGAACAGACCATGTGTATTAATTGCCTCAAGTTCCTCTTCTCCCAAAGTACGCTCACGACGAGCCCAGTTCGAAGTTGAATAATCAGCATACTGACCTTTCTGTGTTTTAGTAAGTCGGAAATCTGTACCGCTTGTATAATCAGTTGGTAAGTTTTCCATTTCAGGATCCATTAACGCCGCTTTAATAATCTTAAAAATAGACGGATTAATAACAAAGCGTCGAACTGGATTCTCTGGTTTTGCATCACCTTCCAATGGATTATTTACAACAAACCCTTGAAAGATGTATGAACGCTTTTTCCAATACTTGCGACCAATGTCTTCAAGTGTCGGGTCCTTAAACCATGGACGGATTTTTGCGTGTACTGGACAGGTTTCTCCCCACATTTCAATGCACGGTACGTTAACCGTAACTGGTCTTGCTTCGTCTTGCCCTTTTACTCCAGGGAAAGTAATACGAATCATTTGACGCTCTTGCCAAAAGAATGTATTGCTTTCGTCCCCGTCGGGAAGAAAACGCATCGTTGCTGTAGTATCGTTGGGGATATTCCAAAACGCATAAATTGCGTTATCTGTTTCGCGAGGTCCAGACTGACGCTGATCCTGTGCCGCGAGTTTTGCCCTTAGTTCTGCCAATGTAGCCATTATTAGTTCTCCTGTATTAGCCTAATGTTAGTTTTAAGTTGAGTTTTATATACTTAACTAGATACAGTATAGTATCTAATTCAACAAATGTCAACCATTTTTTTGTGACATAAACAAATTAACAATAATATATCCGGCTGATCAAATCTCATCAGAATCAACTATTTCCATATCTGCTTTAACTTTTGGAAATGCTGAATGATCTGGTAGATCATCCTTAACTGTAAACATTAATTCTTTTACTCTTTCTAGTGATTTATCTTTTGGTGTAATAGTACCGGAGTAAATTGTATCATGATGATAATCAGCAATAATTTCATTGTCGTCGGCTTCAAGTACTTGCCATTGCTTAATAGCATTAGTTAAAATTGCATCAACAACATCTTTTTTACTATCTGCAACCCAAGAACGACCAGGACGGGCAACGTCTAATACAATGTATTGCGTTTCCTCTTCCTCTTGTATAGTCTCGTTTAATAAATCATTGAGTTTCATAATAATATTTATATCCCTGCTAAATGTTTAAGATGATTTATTGCTTCACTCTTTTTTGTTTTGGGTCCAAAGTCTTCTGGGTGTTCTTTCCAATGTTTATTTAAGGCATCAACATACTTCAAGTATTTCTTCGACTAACATAGATCAATCCCTTAAACGCCTGCTAAATGCTTAACACGATCTAATGTTTCTGAGACTTCGTCGTCTTCGTCGTCATTATCGTCGTCATTATCATCGTCAGTTTCTTCCTTCTTGCCATTTTTAGCATCAAGCATTTTCTGGAAAGCGGCTTTTTGTGCTTCGCTTTGTGCTTCGTCTATTTGTTCTTCGTCATCATCAGTTTCGGCGTCTTCAATAACTGGATCTATACCTGCTAAATGTCTAACACGGTTTCGCGTTTCAAGGGCTGGGTCTGCATCATATTCAAGATTTTGGCCTAAATCATCTAGCTCTTCTTCTTGCCCTGTGTTGTCAAGATAACCTTCTAGATGTGCAAGTTCGTCTTCCTGCATACCTTGCTCACTAAAGCCAAGATCATATCCAGTAATGTCACTAATTGCTTTTTCAAAACCCGAATCAGTATAAATTTGATATGGACCATCATGGTCAACATAAACACTTATGGTATTATCATCCTCGTCGTCTTCATCGCCAGTTCTAACACTAATAGTCGAAACATGAACCGAATCAACTGGTTCATCAATACCATGTTCAGAATTCATCCAAATACTATCACCTGCTAATGGAATATCTTTATTAACAGTAATTTCTGTTTCTGAAAACTTATCTTCACGAATTACTGATTCTGCTAATTCCCAACCGTCAACTAATGCACTGTCTAATTCTTCGGCGTCAATCACTTTTACTTCGCCGTCCTTAACTACCATTGCATCAGTGCCGTCGCCTTTATATTGGCGTGGCTCGCCTTCGTTAATAACTTCCTCACCACTTAATGCAGAATAAACATCTTCTGTTTTAAGATCATATTCCTTTGCAACTTCTTCACACATACCTTTAATCTTACGGATTAATGGTGAACCGTCACTCATACGTGGCAAGTTTGCCATACGTTGTTTTGCATCAGCAACTGCGCGACTAAAGTCTACAAACTCATCTTCTGAAATTTTAACTGTTTCAAACAATGCTTTATCACTAGCAACATCTTCTAACCAACTTTCAAATTGCTTACCTTCTGGTGCATACATATCATCCGGCATTTCTTCGGGATTCTCATCATCGATACTTGGGCCTGCGTCAGCATCAGCAGAGGCTTTTTTAGCAAACAACCCTTTATCTCCGGCTCGTTGCATAACAGTTTTAACTATATCAACTTCTTCACTCGAAATGCTTGCTCCCTCGTCTTGCATTTTCTCACCTGTACGTGCCAAAAATGCTGATAACAAGTCATCCTTAATAATTGCTGATAACTCTCTAACTTTGTAAGAGATCTCATCTCTTACACTTGCAAACTTCATAATATTCGCACTCGAATATTCATCTTGGCCTGCTGATGGTGTATGAAACTCTGCTTCTTCGGCTTTGCTCTTAAGTAAATCAATGTCCTTTAACTGATCGCCAACTGATGGCTGTGGTTTAACACGATATTCTATAATTTTGGAAATTAGCGGTAGTGACTCTTCAAGAGACTCAGGGAATTCTCTTGTAGTAAACATATCTTTAAGTTCTGTAACTTTCTCATCAGTAGTTTCTCGTACTGTATTATCAATTGATTCTACTGCTTGACCATAATTCTTAACACTAGTGAGTGCAACTAATTGTTCTTTAATATTTGCATAACGTTCTTTGACTGCTTCAACAGCATCACCTGTTTCCTCACTAACAAACTTAGGTGATCGTGCATAACGCAAAAACTTTTGTACTTGAGCATATTCCTCTGACAATCCTGTAATGTGGCTTCCTACATCATCATGTGTAATGCCTCCCATACTTACATGTCTTGCCATTGCTCTCGCACCTGCTAAATGTATATGCGGATATTGAAATCTTTCTCCGGCGCCATTTTCGATAAACAGTGCCTTAATGTGACGGCTTCGTGAACCGCGTACTTCTTCGTCAATTGATTTTGTATGTCTCACGATTAATTTTACTTTGTTATCATGTAACTGATAACTAGATTTACTACTTCCTGACATCGGAGACATTCCCTCTGCCATATTTTTCATTGCTAATTCCTCATCATTCATTGATTTAACTGCTTGATGCACATAATCCTTTGGTTTTAAGGTATGTCCAAACGTTCGTAGATCAAAATTCCATCTGTTTTTAGTTGCAATACTTTGCAACGTTTTACGTAAATTCTCAATTTCATCTAATTCTACCGAATCTGGTTTGTGCAATTTTATAGTTTTTAAAGTTTCGTCAAGTGTAATCATAACATTAGAAGGCTTTAAAAAGAACCTTCTGGCTTCACGATCGTCAAGAGTTTTATCTCCGTTTTCAGAAAACATTTCTAAACGAAAGCCTGTACCTTTGATCACCTTGCGAACTTCGGTGGCTATATTTTCTATACTCGAACTCATATATGTATTTATTAAATTAGACCTAATGGGAGGGGCAGTTCGAAGCCAGTATCGTCATCAGCGGCGTTTTGAGCCATTCTTTCGTGAATTCTGTCGTCATATTTTGCTAAATGATGACTAATTCGAAGTACCAATAACGTTGCCGCTACTAAATCATCAGATTCCCCCAATTTTGCCTGAAATTTTAATCCGTGTGCTACAAAATTCTTTAATTCTCTTACTAAATTATTACTATATATTTTTATTTTATTAGACTCTACTAAATTTTTAAGCATCGAACACATTGCTATTTTTGTCTTTGCTGTAGTAGTAAAGCCTTTTCTAAATCGTCGGGTGGCGCTTCCTGCTTTTGGTTGACTTATCATTTGTCCAGGAAAATTTTCTTCCCCAGTATATTCAATAACAGTTAATGCGGCTTCACCGAGTGTGTTGTTTTCTACACTCCAATAAATTTCTGTTTCTAAATGTGTACCTTCTTTATAATCTGTTTCTTTTGCAATATACATTAAAATGTCTTGCATAATTTTTAATTGGCGTTTTACTGGAGACTTATTATGTTGCCATTCCGCAATCTGCTCCATTGTTGTACCATCATAAACTTCAATGGCCGCTGAATTTCCGCCTGTGCCCAAACTTGGATCTAAGCCAACAAGATAAATACCGCCTTTCGTCGGTTTCTTAAACCAACGCACTTCTCCAGTTCTCAATACTGGTTCTCTTCCTTTTAAACCAACTAACTTTAATGGATCAATTAATGTTTCATCGTAAATAATAAACTCACACAAATGCTCTCGTCTAAAACGTTCTTCACCAACGCGGGATCTTTCCCCCTTTGCCCATTCGTCATCACGGTCTGGGTGCTCTTGCCAAGTAACTTTAAAACCTGAGAATCCATTGCGTCCTAATTTTTGATGGTCGCCGTGTTCATCAATTGTATTATTTGCTTCTCGCCAAATTGATGCAAATTGATCATCATCACTATTAGGTGTAGATGTAATAATACATTTACCACCTGTTGCTAATGTTGGAGATAAGGAAGTCCAGAACTCTTGTGCTACTCTTGGTTGCACAAATGCAAACTCGTCACAGTAAATAAGTGACAAGGACATACCGCGTCCAGTATTATCTGTAGTTGTTGATGATTGTATTCTCGACCCATTATCAAAATCTATACTATTTCTATTGTAGTTAGTCACACCAGGCCGAATAAAATCCGGTACGCTCTCATAAGCATAACGCACACGTTGCATAATTTCAGCAGAACCTTGATATTTGTGTGCGGCAATTAATATTGTACTGTCTGGAATGAACATTGCATACCACAACAAATAGCCTGCGGCAACAGTAGTTTTACCCATCTGTCGTCCACACATATTAATACTAAATCTATTCTCATGATAATTGTCTACCAATTCTACCTGATAATCATATGGGTCAAATAATAGCCTTCCGCGAACCGGATGCTGTATATACATAAAATTACTCATAAAGTATAAAGGACCCGTTGTCTTGTCCATACATTCTTTTAAATGTGTTATTTCTTCTTTAGTATACTTTATCGACTTATGAGCAGATTTAATTAATTTACTGTCTGTACCTTGTGGCATGTTATCCTTTAAAATTTCTTCTCAAAATCCACAACACGGTAATCATTAGTAACCTGTAGATCCCATGGATTGTGATCGCCATGTGCGATTGTTACTTCTTCAATTACTGCTTCTATATTTTCTTTCCAAAAATCTAAAAAACGATATGATCGAGCAAAAGCAGGTGGAACATCCATGTACTGCCATATAAATTGTTGCAGTATATGATTATAGTCAGGCATCCAATAATACACTGACATTGTAGTTAGACGATACTCCTTTAAAAGCATAAGAACCCTCCTTGACAAATACAACTGTAATTTATTTATATGATTGGAGATTTAAGGTTTAGTTGGGTTTATTTGAGTGATGGGATCGTCCCGCTCAATCTTATATTTAACATCCGCAATATGTTTTAATAGATCGCCCATTTCGATGGTATTTCTTAAATAACTTTCTGAAGGTTTAAGATTCGATCTAATTTGAACCAACATTTCTTTGCCTGCGAATACTTCTTTTGCATCCGATCCTACCGGAACGCCAAAGATTTTAATTACTGGAGGGGTTGCTTGATAATCTATCTTTAAATCAAACTGTTTCATTGCTTCATGTAACTCTGGACCAAAGAATAATTCTTTATATCCGGGTGCGTTTGGTGTAGTTTTTAAAATAACCATGCTAACGTTTGGGTCGTTGTTTGTGGCGAAATGCTTAATACCTGAATAAAGTCTGTCTAAAAATGTAACTTCTTTCTTTGTATTACCTGCAAGTTCGGCTTTTAACTCAGTAAATACTTTTTCATATATTTTCTGTAAAATCTCGAAACTCTCTTTTCGGCCGACTCCCTCTAACTGGTCAATCCAAGTATCGGGTATATCTACTCCAAGAATCTTGTTAAAATATTCTTGAAAAACCTCAAATGTATCTCCACTAACTTGGCCAAACTGTTTTACATCACCTGTTTTAGCACTTAATAAACTAATTGTTATATCATCAACAGTTAAAAATAAATCTGCTTTAGTGCCTTTTTGATCCATTGTACCATCTGATGTAACTTTTACCATATTTTTTTTGCCATTTTCAATTATTGTTTTAACTGCGTTTGTAACAGTTTGATTAGTATTTGCCCACATGACTGCTGATCTATTCAATCCAGCCATTTTAGGATGCCAGGTGCCTGATTTGATTGCTTTTTGAATTGCTGTAAAACCCGATCTATTCAAAACTAATTTAAAGTATAACTCATCGGCGTCAGAATTCGGAATGTTATTAGGGCCGAGATTAACCTCGGTCCAAACTTCGCCCTGTAAAGTTTTTGCGGCTTCGGTAATCGTCATCGATTTAAGAACGTTTATAATATCCTCTTCGGTAATATCAACATTAGGTGATCTAAATTTAGCAGTTGCCGCGGCACCTAAAAATGCTTCGCCGACATCACCTGCATTAAATCCTTTACCGGATTTAAATTTATCCGATTTATGTACATGACCCACCGGCACTGTATCTTTAGTACCTTGAATGGTTAATCTTAAAGTTTTATAGTTGCCGACAGGAACAATTCGATCAGGTCCTGCATCGGTCACTTCCACGTTGGTTTTGTCCGTTGGTATCTCATCTTGGCCATAATATACTTGAGCAAGTTTTTTTGCGTCTTCTTTCTCAAATGTTACAAAATTACCATATTTCTTCCATGAGGCGCCTTCTAATTCAACTTCCTCGCCGTTATTAATAAACGTAATTAATTGATCAAGATACTCTCCATATCTTTTAGCAAGATCACCATGTGATAAGCCTTTTTCAATTAAAAATATAAACTCACTCGCTTTCATCGTCGGCGCCCATTTCAATTTCATTAAGATCCATGAGAGCATCTCGAAAACGTTTTAATACTATTGGATCTGCTTCTTCAACATTAAACCCTTCAAGTTCGTCTACAATATGTTCTAACCGCTTTGCTTGTTTAATAAGACTGCCACTCATGCCGCCCCACACTCGGTGATCACCTACTTCTGGGGAACGATCGGCTGGGCGGCGGCGCCACAATGCTTGATCATGTGAAGCATCAAAGGCATCATGGCCGCGCTCACGCTTTTCGCGTTCTGCGGCATCAGATTCCCAATCCTCATTTACAATCTCAAAAAACTTCACAGTAGTTACTCGCTTTTATAGTCTGTGTATGCTTTTGAGAATTTTTCCTCTAACGATTCTGCATTAAGATAAGGATTGTCGCCTTGTCTTGCACTTACTGTGCGTTGCTTTGGTTGCTTTTTCTCGCCTGCGCCATGTATCGGTAAATCAGATCTGGACCAATATTTTGGCTTACTACGTGGGTCTTGTTCAACACTTTCATACTCTTCGCCATCATCATCATGGTCGTGCTCGCCATCATTTGGATGTGAATGTGTCATACCGTCGTGGTCATGTTCATCGCTATTGCTTCCAATGTTGTTTAACTTCTGTACTAAGTCGCCCATACTTTGTGGGCCTGCTGGCTCATCGCCATCAAGGTCAACGCCAACAATTTCATCACCATCTGGTTCTGAATGGCCGGTTGAAACGCCCGCCAAACTTAATACTTTCATTAATTCATCAGGAGCATCACTAGTAACATTCATAGTTTTATGAGTATTACCATCATCTTGGGTGATGTTTAGATTGTAATTTGTTTTAGGTTCTGGCATTACCTCAGGACCTGTTGGATCACAAACACCACACATTTCATCGATTTTCATTATTCTCTCCATTAAATCATTTAACTCTTCATTACTAACTGATTCACCAATTAGGGCCATAAGGCCTGCATGGGTTACATTGCCTTGTGGTACTTGTACCATACCATTATCAATAATCATTTGTGCTAAATCTTGCAATACTTGATCGTCTGCTGGGCCTGCTGGTTCTTCAGCGCCTGCTTCGGCGCCGGCTTCGGCATCGGCATCTGCGCCTGCTTCGGCATCGGCATCTGCGCCTGCTTCGGCATCCGCGCCTGCTTCTGCACCTGCTTCTGCACCTGCTTCTGCTTCGGCATCCGCGCCTGCTTCTGCACCTGCTTCTGCACCTGCTTCTGCTTCGGCATCTGCACCTGCTTCTGGTTCTGCACTTACGTCAATTCCTGCTGATGAAAATGCATTATCAACTGTATCAGCGCCAATTCCAGCATCAACTACTATATTTCTAATACTTGCTGAATCTTCTGGTGAACCTGCTTTTTTCCATGCGTTTACTAAACCATCTACTGATATTGCGCCAACATCGGCTACGGCAGCGGCGGCCTTGGCCAGCACACCACCCATTGCTGTTTTTATTCCAGCAAAATTAAGTTCATATAAATGATCGTCATTTTCTTCAAAACTTTCTTTAGCAGTTTCTTCTCCAGCACCTGCTGGAATCATTTCGGCTGGAACTGGTTTTTCAGGTTCTTCTGGTTCGCCTGCTTTTGTTGCGGCTGCCTTTAATTGATCTGCTTGTTGAACCGCCGCTTGTGCCGCGGCCGCAACAGGGCCTTGTGCCGCTTCTAAATTAGTTAATAAACCGTCGAGATTATCATATTGACCTATAACTTGTTCTAATTGATCAATTGACATTCCTGTTTCTTGTGCCGATTTAATTGCATCTACTGCCGCTCGCATTGTTCCTTGGATAGGGTCGTTTTGCAAACCTGCCATCATTTCATGATATTTTGCTACTTCTGTATACCATTCTGGCGACCAATTACCGCCGGTGGCCGAGACTGCCGCTTTTGCGGCTTCAAATTGTTCATATACATCAGGTGGCATAATAATATCATAACTATAATGGAAAGCATTAATACTACCCGTCGATTGAATTGACATAGCACCATCTAATTCAGCAACAAGATCACCATATTGATCAGTTACTCCGGCCATTGCATCCTCAACATTGATCGCTTTCATGGCCGCTTCCATTCCTTCAATGTCTTCGATACCTGCCATTTCAATATTAGAAATAACACCGTCGCCAAGCCAATTGGCCGCAAAACCAACAAGAGCACCAATTGCCGCTGTTTTTCCTGCTCTACCAACTGCTGTACTTAACTTTTCGCCTGCAATCAAATCGTTACCTGCTCTCATTACAAAACCAGCAATAGCGCCGCCGGCTGGGCCAGCGATCATGCCGCCTGCTAATGTAATTACAGCAACAATAATTGCTTGTTTACCTGGGTTCTCTTTACCCCACTTACCATATGCTTGTACTTGTTTAACTAGAGCCGCCCCCATTGGACTGTCTTCTAGTTTAACTTTCATTTCTCCAATCTTTTTAGCAACTAAAGCATCAAAATTTTGTACTGGTTCAGTATCTTGAATCTTTTTACCTAAGTCGTTAAGTGCCTTATTGGCCGCTTTTACCGCTTTAACTGGTAAACTTTTACCAATTGCTTGTGTACTTTTCTTTAATAAACCTGGATTACCGGTTGCTTCTATATGGCCATCAACTGCTTGTTGAAAAATAGCATTTACTTGGTCTGGTGTAACTGCCGCTTCTGATAAAATTAACCGTTTATACTCATTAATATAAGGCATCAATGTTTCTTCAACTTGACGCATTACTTCTTTTTGTTCAGATGTAAAATTATCTAAATCAGATCCAAGTTCGCTCTCATATAGATACATTTTTTTATTTTTTAATTCTGTTAGTTTCATCCTGCTGATACCTCCCCGGCTGGCTTCTTGCTGGCGGCTAATCGTCCAGGACTTGCTTTCATTGCTTGGCTTGTTAAAATTCTACCAATAGTATTTTTTAATTTTACGCGATCACTGTCATTTAATTTTTCAACTTGGCCAAGTACCTTATTTTGTGCTGGTGTACTTGCTTTTGCCGCATCATTATTAACTGGTGGAGAACCTTTAGGGCCGATACTGTCCGCATCAATTGCATAGGCTTGAGCATCTGTTTGATTAGGTTGTCGAACCTGTGCTTGTGGGTCGCCTTCGGCATCTTTAGTATCTAAATATTGTACAAATATGCCATCTTGTGGTTTGCCTTTTGAAGTTATATAACTAACTTCATCACCATTATTAAACTTTTGTGCTGGCGTGGCTGGCGTGGCTGGCGTTTCTGGTTCGCCTGCGGCTCCTGGTTCGCCTGCGGCTCCTGGTTCGCCTGCGGCTCCTGGTTCGCCTGCGGCTCCTGCGGCTCCTGCGGCTCCTGGTTCGCCTGCGGCTCCTGCCGCTCCTGCCGCTCCTGCGGCTCCTGCCGCTCCTGCGGCTCCTGCCGCTCCTGCGGCTCCTGTTGTGCCTGGTTCGGCTGC